TGCAATTATGACAGTTCATGGTTTTATTGAAGATGATAAAAAAGCAGTTGACGAGTATAAAAAAGCTCACTCAGCTGAATGGCTTCAAGTTCTTGGTACTAAAGACTTTGATATTGTAGAAGAAAGAGAAATGGAAGAAGATATCAGAGACATATTTGACAATGAACCAACTGAACTTGAAACAAATGAGCAATAAAGCATTTTTTAAATCCCTACTTGACAATATAAAAGAATCAAAACAAGAGCCCTTGCATTTAAACAGCAAGGTGCTCTTGATAGATTCAATGAACACCTTTTTAAGGTGTTTTACTATGATACAGCACCTTAATTATCAAGGGCATCATATAGGAGGACTTACTGGTTTTTTAAAATCAATAGGTTTTGCAATTAATCATATTAAACCAACAAGAGTTATTTTGTGCTTTGAAGGAGCAGGTAGTACTACAAATAGAAAATACCTTTATCCTGAATATAAAGCAAATAGAAAACTTATTAAAGTTACCCACTGGGATACTTTTAATAATAGAGAAGAAGAATCTGAATCAATTGAAAATCAAATTGTTAGATTAATTGATTATTTACAACAACTTCCTATTAATTTAGTTGCCATTGATAAAATAGAAGCAGACGATGTTATAGGGTATCTATCTACTCACCTGCCAGGTGAAGTAGTAATTATGTCTGCTGATAAAGACTTTTTACAATTAGTAAGTCCTAAAGTATCAGTTTATTCTCCTATTAAGAAGAAATTCTATACACCGGCTTTAGTAAAGGATGAATATAAAGTATCTGCTGCTAATTTTATTAATTATAAAATATTAACAGGAGATGATTCTGATAACTTACCAGGAGTAAAAGGTATAGGTGAAAAGAAACTATTAAAGTTATTTCCTGAATTTGTAAATGATGAAAAATATAGTTTTCAATATATGATGGAAACGGCTGAACAAAAAATTGATGAACATGCCCTATATGGTAATATAGTTAATTTTAAACATCAACTTGATATTAATAGACAACTAATGGATTTAACTAATCCAGTGTTGACTGAAGAAGCGGTTGAAGAAATTGAGGCACTAATTTCAACTTCACCCTTCAAAATGAATAGAACAGAATTTTTAAGAATGTACAACGAAGATTTCTTAGGTAACTCAATCCCTAATGTAGAATTTTGGTTATCAAATACTTTTTCGTATCTTACATCGTATAAATAAAATAAAAATATGGTTGCATTTAATAAGTTATCGCAGTACGGACTTGGTTTTCAAATTAAGGTGTTAAATTCACTACTAAAAAATAAGAAATTTATTCTTACAATTAGAGATACTATCACCCCAGATTATTTTGATAATCAAGCACACCAATGGATAGTGAAAACAACAATGGCTTATTTTGATAAGTACCATGCTACTCCTACTCTTGAAACACTTCAGGTAGAAGTAAAAAAAATAGAAAATGATATTCTCAAAACATCTGTTATTGAGCAATTAAAAGAAGTATTTAAAACAGCAAATGATGATAATGAATATGTGGAAGAAGAATTTAGTAGCTTCTGTAAAAACCAACAACTGAAGAATGCGTTATTACAATCGGGAATGTATGATGATATTAGAACTATTGTTGATAATGCTTTAAAAGCAGGTCAAGATAAAAATATAGGTCACGAGTATAATAAGGATATCGAATCCCGTTATAGAGATGAAGTAAGAGAAGTAGTACCTACTCCTTGGGATTTAGTTAACGACTTACTTTGTGGTGGTTTAGGTGGGGGTGATTTTGGTTTAATATTTGGTAATCCTGGTGGTGGTAAATCTTGGACATTAGTAGCATTAGGTGCTTGGGCAGTAAAGTTAGGTTTTAATGTAGTTCACTATACACTTGAATTAAGTGAAGGTTACGTTGGTAAACGTTATGATGCTTACTAAAAAGCAGTAAATGAACTACCAGGCACTCTTACAATTAAAGAATATCCCCCCGGAAAAGCAACAATAAACACTATCCAAGCACACATCCAAAAACTTATTGACTTGGATAATAAACCAGATTTGGTTATTATTGATTATGTAGATTTACTTCGTTCTAAGCGCAGTAGTAAGGAAAAGAAAGAAGAAATTGATGATATATACTTAGCTACAAAAGGTCTAGCTCGTGAATTAAATTTACCAGTATGGTCTGTATCTCAAGTAAATAGAGCAGGTGCTAAAGACGACATTATTGAAGGTGATAAAGCAGCAGGTTCATATGATAAAATGATGATTACTGATTTTGCAATATCATTATCACGTAGACGTCAAGACAAAGTAAATGGTACTGGTAGATTTCATATTATGAAAAATAGATATGGAATGGATGGTTTGACATACTTTGCTAAAATAGATACAGCTACAGGTCATATTGAAATGGATGATGAACCTATGGATGACGAAGAAGCAGATAACCCATCGTCTAAACCCCAAACACCTTTTGCTAATGGAATGGTTAACTCAGATGAAAAAAAGCATTTGAGTAATTTTCTAAAACTTAAAATGGAAGCGTAGTATATACTATATTTATGCTTATAAATCACGAAATATATGGTAAAGGTTCTTAAATTCTCGGCTGCCTGGTGCGGACCGTGTAAAATGTTATCTCCTGTTTTTGACCAAGTGAAAAAGGAAATATCCGGAGTTAATTATATAGATATTGATGTAGATACACATCCCGAGCTTGTACAAGCATATTCAGTAACAGGAGTTCCTCTTGTTGTAATTGAAAAGGATGGGGTAGTAACTGATACCATTGTTGGAGCCAAACATAAATCTGTATATACAAGCGCTATACAGAAATTACTTTAAATTTAACGTATAAAACAAATTAAACTTTCATATAAATGGACGTAACGCAGAGTATTCTTTCAGACATTACAACGTACATGAAGTACGCTAAATTTAGACCCGAACTGAATAGAAGAGAAACATGGGAAGAGTTAGTAACTAGAAATAAGGAAATGCATCAAGCAAAATTTCCACAATTAAAAGATGAAATTGAAGAAGCTTATAAATTGGTATATGACAAAAAAGTGCTCCCATCAATGCGTAGCTTACAGTTTGCTGGAAAACCCATTGAACTTAATAATGCTCGTATATTTAATTGCTCTTTTTTGCCTATTGATGACTGGAGGTCATTCAGTGAAATAATGTTTTTACTCCTTTCAGGATGTGGAGTTGGATATAGTGTTCAAAAACACCATATTGAACAACTTCCTGAAATTAAAATTCCTATTAAAACAAAAAGATATTTAGTAGGTGATAGTATTGAAGGATGGGCTGATGCTGTTAGAATGCTTTGTAAAGCATACTTTACAGGAGCTCCTCTTCCATTATTTGATTTTAGAGACATTCGTCCTAAAGGTGCTCAATTAATTACTGTAGGTGGTAAAGCACCTGGTCCTGAGCCATTAAAAGAATGTTTATTTAACTTACAAAAAGTATTTGATAGAAAAAAGAATGGTGAAAAACTTACATCATTAGAAGCTCATGATATGGCTTGCCATATTGCTGATGCTGTATTATCAGGTGGTATTCGTAGAGCAGCATTAATTTCATTATTTAATTTAGATGATGAAGATATGTTGACTTGTAAGTTTGGAAATTGGTGGGAAGAAAATCCTCAACGTGGACGTGCTAACAACTCTGCCGTAGTTATCCGTCATAAAATTGATGAAGAAGAATTTTTTAAATTATGGAAAAAAATTGAATTAAGCGGCAGTGGTGAACCCGGCATTTATTTTAGTAATGATAAAGATTGGGGTACAAACCCATGTTGTGAAATTGCTTTACGCTCTTATCAGTTCTGTAACCTATGTGAAGTAAACGTTTCAAATGTTGAATCACAAGATGATTTAAACGAAAGAGTACGTGTAGGTGCTTTCATTGGTACATTACAAGCAGCATATACTGACTTCCATTACCTACGAGATATATGGCGCAAAACAACCGAGAAAGATGCTTTATTAGGTGTTGGAATGACTGGTATTGGTAGTGGTGTTATTTTAAAATATGATTTGAAAAAAGCAGCTGATTTAGCTAAAGATGAAAATGCTCGTATAGCTGAAATCATTGGGATTAATAAAGCAGCTCGTGTAACTACAGTTAAACCAAGTGGTACTAGTTCATTAGTATTAGGTACATCAAGTGGTATTCATGCTTGGCATAATGATTTCTACATTAGAAGAATCCGTGTAGGTAAAAATGAAGCTATTTATACCTATCTTTCTATTAATCACCCAGAATGAGCGTGTTAAGAAATTCAACATGCAATGGGTTAAGAAAGGACATCGTAGAGGTGCTAATACAAATAACGTATCCGCTACAGTATCAATTCAAGAAGGTGAGTGGGAAAAAGTAGGACAATGGATGTGGGAAAATAAAGAAACATTTAATGGCTTATCAGTATTACCTTATTTTGGAGGTACTTATACTCAAGCACCATTCGAAGATATTACTAAAGAAAAATTTGATGAATTAGTTCAACATCTACATTCAATTGATTTGAGTAAAGTAGTTGAATTTGCAGATAATACAGCTTTAATGGACCAAGCAGCTTGTGCTGGAGGCGCTTGTGAAATAGTATAAGAATGGACGAAACAAAATTTTACACAGATGAAAAAACGGGGTTGTTAACAATGACCCCGTTTGCTCATTTATACCGCGGTTCATGTTGTGGTAATGGTTGTAAATATTGTCCTTATGATAAGGCATATCAAAAACCATT